CAGCAATACACTTACGTATGCTGAAAAGAATCTTGAATTAGCACAGGAAAAGGTAAAACAAATCAAGACTAGAGGATTTTATGCTCAGATTGATACAGGTGCAAACACATCGATCACTAGAACATCTTCTTCTTCCAGTGGTGGTTCAGTTTCTACAACAAGTTGGTTTTCTCGAATGTTAAGTGTTGTTTCAACTATCCTCGGATGGTCGAAACCTATTAACAAAGATAAGCCTCAACCTGTTTACCAGAAACCTGCAGCCTTCATGGGAAATACTGAAGGAACTGATTCTAGTTTCGTACTAGGACAGATTAATGATAATTCAATTGATTCATCTTCTTTTGTGCCTTCTGGCCAGGATGAAATGTCATTCGATTTTATATTCTCTCGTCCAAATTATATTGATACAACTACGGTAACTAAAACTGATTTCTCTGAAGGGAAGCTCATGTTCGGATTTGAAGTTTCACCAATCAATTCATTGGTTGCACAAACAGATTCAGACGGACAGGACTTTGCTTTGGGAGCTCAAGCTTTTACAGCCGCTATGTTCAAACTTTGGAGAGGAACTATCGATTACACCTTTGAACTCGTTAAGACTCAGTACCATGCAGGTCGTTTTATAGTAATCTATTTTCCAAATAGATCTAGGAACGAACTACCAACCGTATTTGACCAGGCCATGCAGACAAACCATTCAATGATATATGATTTGCAAGCGAAAGAGGAAAGTGAATTGTCGCTAGCTCGACCTTTTAGTATTCCTTATACGTCTTCATCTCCATTCAAGAAGGTTTTGTATAAAAATCCCATTGGTTTATATGATACAACTACCCCAGAGACTCACATTGGAACAATAGGAGTTTACGCCTATAATTCTTTAGTGTGCCCTGAGACAGTAGCTGAATCAGTTTCATTTGTGCTAAAACATAGTTTTCGGTCAAAAGGTGAAGGTGCCATGCAGCTTGGTATACCACAGATTTCAATCTGTGGAGGCTATGCTGTACGGTTCGATCCCACCATCGTACCAACTCAAATAATAGCAGTTATGAACGAAGTATACAATGACGATATCAATCCGTCTGAATGTCGACCTGGAACACTCGGTGAC